TACCACCAAATTCACCCCATCTATCCTTGTTAGTGTCATCATAAGCCGAATAATCTAATAAAGCCTTACTTCTATATGAAGTATATTGATTTACATCTGGAGTAAAAGTATATGAAGGATAATAAATGTATTGGTCTTCTGACATACTATTATTATTATATATTGAATTGTGTCTTGGTATTTTCCAACCATAATTATTACTATACTTTTGTATTGGAATGTTTAACTTATATTGACCTCTAACCGTAACATCACCCGCAGGTTTTCTTAATAAATGTGATAAATCATACCTTATGTCTTGTCTAGGTGAATTAGGGTCAACACCTCTAACTAAAAATGTAACAGTCAAACTTTTCCAATCACTATTAAGTTTTATTGTTGGAGATGTTTTACTGAAACGTCTATTTTTGTCTGGACCATCAGGATATAAATCGTAATTGGCACCTCCACTTTTTTCAACCTTATTCCATCCAAATATCGCGTAATTTGCCAAATCACTATAATCACCGGTAGCGCCACTTCCAGGATTGGTATAACTACCGTACCCTGACGAATTTCTATAATTTGAACTTGCAAATTCTTCTAAAGTTATAGTAGTGATGACTTGATAATACTCAATATCTGTAGGATATTTATATTCCGTATTTAATGTATCAGCGGTAATAACATAAGTGGCCGTTGAATTTGAAATTGGATTATTAAAATTCATATAACTAACCACGGTTGTACCTGAAATTGCTCCTGTCGTACCTGTCGTAAGTATAGTTGTACCTGTTGTTCCTCCACTTATGTTAGGGTCCAACGATTTTGATGGGTCTCTGAATGTCACTAACTGACCTTTAGTAAACACTTCATCCATACCACTATCCATTAACATAACTATTACATTGTCATAGTGAAATTGTCCAGCATTTGTAGAAATATCAGGATTTACTTCTACTTTAATACGATTACGTGCACCATTTTTATCATGATGGTAATTTGCCTTAACATTAAAAAGATTCATTCTTTCGGCAATGGGTAAATCGCCTGACCATGTTTTTTTACCAGTAAATGGATTGTCATCTGGTTTAGTGAATGGGCACCTTTCGTAAATTCTATTTTCACCTAAATCAATACCCGCCATAGTGGATTGAAATCCATATAAAAACTTACGATTCCAATTGTCATCATACTGCCAACTCTCATCGTCTTTTTCTTGTTGAAAAAGTTCATTGTAAAATAAATAATCGGTTGTATTTGCCATTGGTGAAGTGTTTGCAATTACTTCAGGAACGTCTTCGTTTTGACCTGCTCTGCGGTCTTCGCATTCACAAGATTGACAATCAGGATAAGATAAATTAGGTAATGGTATCGCAGACAATGGACATATCGGAGATATGTTAACTAATTGAAATCTTGGACATTCCCATTTAACTAAACCAAATGTAAGCCCTTTAACAATATAACATAAAATTACAATGGCACCCAAAATAACGGTACCAACAATTATTAATAACCACCTTAAAATAGGCCATAAAAAACATATAACGTGACCAATAATAGTAAGAGGTAAAAGTACAATAGATAAGAAAGTTATTAGTATGTTGAATATAAAGAATAAAAAGTCGAAGTTTCTAACCCCGTCATTAACAGGAAACCTAACCGTATCGTTCTCACATCCACGGTCAATGATTTCTTTAATACCAATAAACCTAGCTCGACCACTACCCTTTCTGTATTCTTCAATTAATTGTGCAGTAGTATAGACCTTATTGTAGGTCATATCATAAAAACTATCCTCACACTTAATAGCAGAAACTTTATCCGCATAATCCCCCCAATCTAATGAGAACGCATAACTCTTAATAAACTGTGAATATTGGTAGTTATGAATTTTATAACTAATAGTAACAGGTGAATAGCTAGCACCCGCTGTTGGTATTTTAGTTACTCGTATATTTACGGTACCACCATTTGGTAAATCAACCCATTTTTCAGTTCTGACTTCACCATTAACTAATACCTCAACTTTCTCTACACTTGAATTTGAAATAACTTCAAAACTACCACCGTTGTTATTAATATTAGGTACATTTACAGATACAGTTTCGATTTGTGAGGTTGTGTCGTTAAATGTGATACTACTTTCTGTAGTCGCACTACTCTCTAACGCTGGGTCGTCACCAGAATTTGATGTTGTACCAGTCCACCCGTGTTCTCTAATCTGAGGAACAATATAATTGGCTCTCATTATTTCACCAGCCATTTTGGTGAATATACCGTCTACAACTTCAGGTCCGTTTTCTTCTGACTGATATTTGATTTTAAATCTATACTTTGCCTTTGTGGGTATACCCTTTGTACCGTCAGGTGAAATAACTTCTTCACCAAATTCATTTGTATAAACATAATCTAAGTTCATCGGAACTTCTGTTAAGAAAGTACCGTTATCATCAATTACTTTACCCCCATTTGGTAAAACATACTGTTCAAGTATCGGGTCTCCATTCTCATCGATATTTATTGTTTGTCTCAACGCCAATATTTCACCAGGTCCTGTAACCAAACCACATAAATCACCCTGTTCTGTTTTTGGTTTACAGTTTTTCTTCATCATCTGATTGTCAGGTGAAGAAAAGATTGAACCCATAAATGTTGCTGTTGGTTGGAATTCAATGCCCAACTCTCTTAAATCAAAATCAACACGAGTAATACCCACATCACAAGAATCTTCTTGACCCCAAAATGATGCAACATCAATATCTTTAATTTCATGTATAATCTGAGGTAATGAGTCAATATCAGTTGAACTCTTAAACTGTGAACCGTTGAATTGAGATTCAACCCCTAAGTTCATTCTAATCAAATCCTGAGGTCTCAATGAGAAACAACCCATGTTTGATAAATCCAAATCCATAACTACTTTCTGACTACCGAGAGGTACCCCAACAATCATAAAGTCACCCGACTCATTTGTTCTTACACTATATTTGTAGTATTTTTCATATACCTGAAGGACTTCACTTCTTCTTAAAACATCATCACGAGTTGGGAATGTACCTGTTGGTATATGTCCTGAGTATTCGGCTTGATATGGCAATAAATTGTATCTAAACCCATCTTCATTTTTTGAAGTTGGTGTTTTATATGGGTAAAGTGTTGATATTATTTCATCGTTTTCGTCAATCGCATCTATTGGTACGAAAACAGAAACGTGAGCGTTTGGTACACCATAACCTCCGTTTGCGATTACACGACCAACCACAACTCCGTAGTCGGCACAAAAACGAGTATATACGTCTTCTTGTCTTAACTTAAGTGAAAGAATTTCCAAGAAATCAAAATCCTGGTCAATCTTAACATTTATGTTTTTATCAATACCAGGTTCGGTTTTAATTCTTATAGATTTCGGCATAAACAGTTTTTAAGATAAATAGTTATTCATCTTAATTTTAAAATGATTTAAGTAAAAGTATATGGAATAGTTCTTAAGAGAAGTCTACATTTTTCAATGACTTAACTCTTACGAGAATATCTCTCTCAGGAAAACGTATTTGATAAACCTGAGTTGGTTCAGCAAAAATTGTATCATCAATCAACTGAATTTGTTTTGTTGACGAATCTGAATATCTTTGTGAGGTTTGTGAAGATGAGTATCTACCCCCCAATTTATTAAAGACTTTTAAGTCTGATAATGTATTAACACCAGGTATATTTTGAATTATTCTTCTGATGTCAGAAATATTCACATTAACACCTAATTGTTGTCTTTGTGGGTTAAAATACCCTTCAACACCATTAATAACGTTAGTAATAACCTGACCTTGATTTTCAGTTGAGTCTACCACAATTGAGATTTCAAATCCTAAATCAATAACTTTTGCATTATAAATCTCAATATAATCATTAATCATTCTGTAGTTGGAGAGGTAATTGGCAATGTTTTGTTTTAATGTGTTTGAAAGACTTTCTGTTAATTTACCCTGATTGTCATATGACAAAGCATTAATCTTAATCTTATTGTCTTCCTCTGTGATTGAAACTTTTGCAGGTGCCCCAAATCTACTCGGCATTGTTCTTAATAATGAATTATAATCGTTTACAGTAACCGCTCTTTTTTGTGCTGCGAAGTTAAACGAAACCATATTTCTTACTTCTTCCATTGTCGGTGCGTCAGCACCACCAATAGCCGCAGTTACGTTATTCGCTCTAATACTGTTAAGAACATTTTGATTAATTGTATTAGATGGTCCGTTAACTTCAAATCTTAAGGTACCAAATTGATTAATAACATTTACACCAACATTTGAAACTTGACCACCACCAATAGTGTATTGAACAAACATTGTTGTATTTGCCCTAACCGTCAATCCTAACCCAATATTGTTTTGGTAATCCTGTATTCTTAATGGTACACCAGTTCTTGAGAATTGAGCCAATTGTTCGTCAGGAGTTGTGGTACCTCCACCAAATTGGATTCTACAATAACCCTCAGGTGTGTACTCACTAATAAATCTTCTTTCAGTTTCAATATATGTACCAACTTTAATACCTGGCTGGTCTGATGCCTTTGTCGGGTCCTCAACAAATACTGATGTTTCCGCCAATGCGTCAACCTCATACCATCTATTGTTAGCGTTTTGAAACTCACCATAGGTTGGTGGTGTGGTATAATTAATACCATCTTTTTGTATAATTGATTTAATACCAATGACATTTTGTTCAGGTAAGAAGAACTCGAAGAAAGGTCTTACATCACCAGCATTAATAACTCTTTTAAATGTTTTTGTTAAACCATTAACAACAACTTCTCTTTTGGTGATTGTATAGTTAATAAGTTTGTTACTACCATCAAAGTTTGGTATCTTTGTTCTATTCGGCTGACCTTGAGCATTATATTGTGAACTAAAATCGATGTCGTCAGGGTTTTCAAAAGTTTGACCACCACCAACAAATTGTGAGCCCGCTCTTACTATTCCCAAATATCTTTCATCTTCTTGGTCGCCCAAAGCAGGTACCGTGATTGATACATCAACTAACGCAACTGATGGTCTTGGACCAGGAATTTTTAATCCGTAAGTCCTTGCAATATTATAAACTGATGACCTTTGTTGTGCGTATTGTAAAACAGTCTCTTGAATACTACGGTCCATGTGGTAATGTAAGTTATCACCAATCGCAGCATTCAAATCTAAAAACAACGAATAAACCGATGCGTCATTATAATTGTTAATTAAGTCAGGATAATACTGTTGAGTATAGTTAATTAAATCCTGTCTTAAACCAGCAAAATCTCTGTCCGTATATGATATCTTTCTATTCGCCATTACTATTAAATATTTATAATTATAAAATCACGACTTTCAAATGCTCCTGAATCAACACTATAATCTATTCTTACTTTTGCAGTGTATTCTTCAGTACCTCTTCCCGCAACTCTAAAAATCTGACCTCCTAATTCTTCGTAATTTATTTCACCTTGTAATTCATCGGCCTCCAAATATGGTTGAACCGTAATATTATTTATTTGAAGATTAGGTATGTATTTATCAACCGCATCTTGTATGTCTGATTTAATGTTATCAAATGTGGGTCCGTCAAATGGTTCAAAAATAAACTCGTAAATACGAGTACCAAAATCAGGCAAATAATAACGTGAACCCTTTCTCGTTAATATTAAATGTAAAAGGTCGGTTCCG